TAACTCAAAGTGAGAGGAGGTTACCTGCGCGGTTACTGCGGTATAATCTGCTCCGGTATAAGAGAGCGTAGCGTAGCTATCGTCTCCTACTGCGGTAAACCGCTCTGCTAGCCTGCCCTGCTCTCTAAGTAAGATATCCCATTTATTAGCCTCATCTGCGTTAGCTTGGAGATCTGCGCGGAGCCGGTTACCCATAGTACCAAAGCGCAGCGCGGAGAGCTTAAGACCTTGTGAGGTTAAGCTAGCCTGCGAGACGTTACGCGCGTTAATAAAGGTGAGGCTATCGGGTTGTAAGTTACCCTCTGCGCTATGAGCGGTAAAGACTACCCGCGCTATATCCTCATAAGTATCTGAGGAGTTAGGGAGTAACTCATACCCGGTAAACGCTAGCGCGCTATCATAGGTAGAGAAAGTCTTAGGAATAGCTTTAGCGAATATAGGAAAGTCTCCTATTACTGCTACGTTACCTCCCGTAAGCTCTGCGGGAGCAGAGAGGTTATCATTTACTGTTATGTATGTACCCGGTCTAAAGACCTGTACTCCGTTAAAGGTTACGCTTGTAGGCATAAGAGAGGCTCCTAGATTATTTAGGTGTTAGTAGATAGTACCTTAACTCCTCCGGGTACTCCACTATTAGAGGTAAACTCCTCTGTAGCTATCTGAATATCATATAGAGGAGAGTCTACAGTATCTATCTTAGCAGGGATCTCTAGTAAATGGAGAGCTGCGTACCGCAGCTGTCTACCGTAGACCTGTAATCCCTCTCCTATAAGCTCCTCCGTAGGTGCTAGAGAGGTAGAGCCTACATATAGTAGGTTTTGATAACCCGCGTTAATAAATGACGAGTGAAACAAAAGTATAGAGGCTTGTATTACTCTATGTAAGACTCTCACTCCGTCTATCTCTTTAGCGTAGATGTTAACTGTAGACTCCGGAGAGGTGAATATATGCGCGTAAGGTATCTCCCGTCCGTCCTCATCATATCGAGACGGAGCAGCATTAGCTATCCCTTGGCTATCATAGAAAGCCTCTGCTAACTCTACCGTGATAAGCGGGAGAGGTTTAGCAGTCTTACCACTAAAAGCAGTATCAAAGTTTAAATCTCTATCGTTTAGGTATGCGAATAGGCGCGCGCGCATCCCCTCTCCTATGGAGGGGAATAACGGATCAAAGCGGGAGCGATCCTCTTTAAAGTAGTTAATCCCGTTCTTTATCGCGTGTAGTGTGTGAAGATCAAACATAGTTATTAACCCTGCGGAGAGAGAAACTCTAGTTTAGCTTGTACCCGGACTAGCAGCGGAGTTAGCTGCTCATTAGGACTTTTCTTACGGGTCTTAGTATCTCGTATAGAGTTAGGATAAGAGGCTACTGTATAGGTAGGGTGTATAAAGTAGGTAAAAGAGACCCGCGTACCCTCCGCAGGTTTATTTACCCATCTAATCTTATCATCCTCTACCGTGTAGTCTCCGCTCTCCGTTATGTCTCCATCTATGAGAGCTAGCCCGGTAAGCGGGTCTGTTTTATGCGCGTAGATCACTCTAAAGCTACGGTCTCCGTCTCTTAAGCGTAAGTCTCTCTGCGCTATTGGAAAGCGTAAAGGCTGCAAGTCTAGCGCGCCTACCTCGATAGTCTCACGGTATAACATAACGGACTCTAGCAGCTCTAGACGGTCTCCAAAACTTGGGAGATGCTCCGGGTTAAGTGTGATGTTAATCACTCCCTCTCTATAGCCTCCGTAGCGCGCGTTAAGATAGTCTCCCTCCGCTCCGGTTATGATAGCCTTAACGGTAGATGGACTATGGTAGATAAGACCCGCTCCCGCGCATACAGGACACGCGCTAGTAGATCCCTCTCCGCTGTCTATATCGTCTATGTCCTGTAGATCGAAACCCGTATCTAGAGACTTGGGTTTACATGGACATTCTGCGGTTTGTGTCCATCTTACAGCTAATCCCTTTTGCGCTACTAAGCGCCTAAAAGTAGCCTCATCGAAATCACCGCGCGTTAGCGTTAGGCTCTGCTCCGGGGATAGAAACTCCATAACCTAGCCTCCTACACGCTAAAGATATTAACGGTACGGTACTTAGCGCGTAGCATACCCATAAGGTCTTTTAACTGCTTCTGATAACTAATAATACGCGCTCCGTATCCTGCGGAGGTAGCGCTAGCGGTAGTGCCGATACTCTGCGAGAGTCCGTCTACTCCTACGCTAAAGCTACCTATACCCGCTCCCGCTATGAGATCTCCCGCTATATCAAGGGGAGAGATAGCAGCTAACAGACCGATAGCCTTAATAATCGCAGGATCATAGTTATGTATCTTATAGGATATCTGCATATCCCCGGTAGTAGGCGCGCTAGCTGTTACTACGGTAGCTCCGTCTGTAGATACAGACTTAATCCGCAGCGCGCCTCCTCCCTGCGCGTCTAAGACCTCTAGCGCTACAGTAGGCTTAGTCTCTGCGAGAGACTCACTTAGAGTTATCTCTACCTCTGTCTCTCCCTGCGGGATTACTACTACTCCCTCCTCATAAGTAAAACCGGAGGTATAGTCTATACTAAAGTATCCGGGTACATACTGATAAGGGGAGAATATATCCCCAAAGAGGAGCGGGATACCTCCTCTAAATAGAAAGCTCCCGATAGTCTCCCCGGTAGGGATTAGGTTTATCTGTCCATGTTGAGCGGACGTAGAGACTGCCCATGATACCGGGAGGTCTACTAGTGGGTAGTTACCCAAAGAGATAGAGAGACGCTCTACACTCTTAACGGGTCTATGATCTAAAGTGAACGGATAGAAAGCGCTCTTATTAGAGATGCGCGCATCATGTCTCTCACCTTTAACCTTAAACGGGTCAAACTGTATCCCAAGCTGTAACTCTATCGTAGAGATAGCAGACTCTATAGCTTGACTAAAGAGTATATCCGGATACGGGGAGCCATCATCTAAGGTAAGGTCTACACCTAGCACGTAGGTATCTCGTATAAACTGAGGAGTAATGATACTGCTTAGGCTCATAATATAGTTTACTTTCTATATAGGAGAGTCCAAGTAGCCTCCCCGCTCATTTAGCGCGCTTAGTAGCGCGTCTACGTCTTTTAGGTTTTACTACCTCCTCCGTCTCCGTCTCTATATCTAAAGGTAGGGAGTCTACCTCTTTACTTGTATCGAGTACCGGAGCCGGGGGAGGAGGAGCTATCCAAAGCGCGGGAGCTGCGCGTAATAGCTTCTCTAGCTTACTGTCTACCTCAGAGAGTAGCGTACCGTCTGCGGAGACGCGCAGCGCATATCCTCTATAGGGTAAAGTCATAACCCTATCTGTTAGGCTTAAACGTCTGCGATATCTCCAAGACATAAGCTAGCCTCTCTTAAGCGCGGATAAGGTCTGTAGTAGATGTACCGCAGTTATCAAGCATAAACATCTTAGTAGGTACTTTAACTACAGGTGATCCAAAGAGCATCAAGAGGAAAGGCTTAACGCTAGCGGTCTCTGCGAGAGGTCTACGGATGAAGTCTAACAAGCGTACAAACTCCATCACGTTAGGATCATGCTGCGCGAAGATGATAGGCGAACAATCATACTTTTGCCCGTCCGCTCCATCATTATGATCAACTACTGTTAGCACTGCGTTAGATGGAGCTGCGATCTCTTTAATGAGACGCATAGAGCTAAGATCTCCGTTAGCTTTACTACGGTAGATGCGATAATAGCGGGGAGCCTTTTCTGCACCGCGCGCTAGCCCGGATGCGTCAATAATAAAGGTAACGCTGTCTCCGTCTGCTACGGTAACCTTAGCTGCGTTACCTGCTCCTCCGTCTGCGATAAGAGGAGATGAGTAGCCTTGATCACCTACCGCAATAACCGCATAGATGTAGTCTCCCGCGTCTGCTGCGCCAAACTTAGATGCTGCGTTAACTCCCTCTGCGGGAACAGAGTTAAAGGTAGGAGCGTTAGGAGCGCGATTACCAAAACCGACAGCAGGCATACGAGACGCGAAGTGTAAGAACGGAGCAGCCTTAACCGGTACAGCTCCGTAAGGTGACATGATAGAGAGGTTAGCGTTACCAAAGGTGAGACCCTGCGTACCGTTATTTACTCTAAACTGATCATGTCTACCGCTCTCTACACTCTGCTTAATAAGCTCCGCGTGTTGTCGAGGCTCTACATAAATACAGTCCGGCTTACCAAAGTTAGGAGCGCTGTAGACCTCTCCAAGCGCCTCTTGAAGCAGGAGAGGAGTAGGCGCGCTACCGTCCAAGTCTAGGACGTTATTAGGCGCTCCATCTCTCACTTGCTTAATGATACCATCAAAACCCTTTTCTTGGAGAGTCTCGTTACCGTACCAAAGTTGACGCTCTACCTTACGCATAAGCGACATAGTACCGCGCATAGTCTCTTCTGAGAGAGCTTGACGGTTATCGCCAATAAGACCTACAAGGCTAGCTACGTCTGAGATCTGCCTACGTTCAGCCATGTACTTGATACGGACGCTTTTACGCTCATACTGAGATTGATTAGTCACAAAGTCAGACTCTGCGCCTCCTCCCTCTCCAATAAACGGGTCAATATCAAAACCGTGATCATTAACTACTACGTACTCATGTAGCGTATTGCTTACCGGGGTCTTAGGGATCATAGACCACAAAGAAAGCTCATTCATAGTGTAGGTAGCGCTAGCAAGGCTACCCTCAATAGACTGAGGAACGAGGGGAGAGAGGCTAGCGCCTGTATCCGGTACTGCTCCGGTTTGATATCCTACTGTACCGGACTTTTTAAGTACATCGTTAAGACGTACTAGATCCTCTACGTTAACCATATCGTTAGACTGCGGAATGTTCATAGCTGTTAAGCTCCTATATTAAAGGTTAAAGTCCGCAGCTACGCTAGCGGGATTAAAGTTTGAGTCCAAATGAGCTACAGCGCGGAGGAGCTGCACCTTACGGTCTCCCTCTGCGGTTTTAAGCTGAGTGAGAGCTTTAGAGAGTACATCATCTTTAGTTACGATAACCTCCGCTGCGGGAGCGTCTGCGGGTGACTCTTCAGCCTCTGCGGTAACTGCTTTAGATGGTAGCGGAGCGTTAGCGATATCGCTAAGACCCTTAGTAATCTGATCATGAATAACTTGATCACGAGCGGTAAGCGATTCCTCTAGAGTCTCCAAGCGGTCTAAGATATCGTTTAGACCCTTGCAGAGAGTCTCTACCATCTGCTCATTTCGGTTAATAATCGCGTCCGCGCCTTTAGCGATAATCTGCGCGGTATCGTCTGCCTCTGTAGACTCCTGCTGCGCGGTAAGCGCTTTAGACAAGTCCTCTAAGAGAGACTCTACGCGGGTAAGGTCTGCTGCTGCCTCTTGGTTAAGCTGCTGCTCTGACATAATAAAACCTCCGTTTAGGTTATTTGGTGTAAGACTTTGCAGCGGAGAGCAGCTTACGCGCTAGACTCCGCGTCTCTGTTTTAGGAATGTTAGGGAATACGTTACCTAGTAACTTACTCATCTGCGTAAAAGATACCATAGGAGCGCGCTTATCAAAGGTTTTATCTATTTCCTCTGCTGCTAGCTTGCTAAACTCGTCTTTAAGGACTCGTCTTAACATAGACTCCATAAGCTCTCCGGGTTTCTCTTGCTCCTCTGCGGGAGCGTCTGCTAGAGACTGCTCTACCATAGCAGAGAGGGAGGCGCTAGGGTCTGTTTTACTAGACTCTGCGTAGCCTACGTTACCTTTATTCATATCGTTTAACTCCTGTAAGTTATGTATAGGATTATAGTTAGCGTCTGTTATGTCAAGTCCGTTAACCTCTAAACTACGCGCTAAGACCTCTAAACGCGCGTCCGGGTTAACCGGATGCGCGGTAACAGATACGTTAAGGATACGCGCTTTAGTGACTATCTTAGGGTTAGTAGGGTCTCTCTGTAAAACTTGACCCTCTACGGAGAAACCTATAGACCTCCCCTCCCCGGCTTTCTGTATAGCTTTAGCAGCCTCATAGACCTCTTTAGCGCGCGGACGGTCTAGCAGTAAGAAACCCTCTACCTTAGTAGCTTGCTTGCCTCCGTCTAAGGTTACCGGCTGTACCGCTTTGGGTATCCCTACGATATTCTCCGCTCCCGGCTTATGCTCATAGTTAAACCAACCACGATTAAGGAAATAAGACCAATCTAGACCACTTTGTAAGATCCGGTCTCCCTGTAGGTCTACGGTATCGGTAGAGATAATACCTCCGATACGCGCTTTATTAGCGTCCTCTCCCGCGTCCGCTTTGGAGAGGTCTAGGCTAGTCCATAAACTAAATAACTCACTCATATTTAAGGCTCCTCATTATGTCTAGCCTCTACCCAAGCGCGGAGGGAGGCTGCGTCCTCTTCTGTGTAAATACCTGCGGAGAGGGAGACACCTATTATACTACATATCTGCTCTATGTCTAAACTACTATACTCGCAGAGCAGATAGATAGCTAGGTCTAACCCTTTAATCTTAGTGACCTCTGCGCGGTCTATGTAGTAGTCCGGGATACATAACTTATCTATAGTTACCTCTGCGGGAGCTAGCGTAGTACCTCGCGTAAACTCTGCGGGAGTCCATCTGCGTTTAACTATGTCTAGGTAGCTCTCCGCTCCGCATACGTAAGCAGTAAGCGCGCGTCTTATCTCTATCGCGGTATGATAGTTACGTAGAGTAGTAAAACCATCATACGCGAGACCGTTAAGCGCGTATACTATCCAATCTCTAAAAGCGCGCGCCTCTCCGGTAGGTAAGCTAAACGCTGCGGATATCAGATAATCCATATCAAAGAGACCCGCCGTGAGATGCTCATGTAACTTATCTCCGTAGCGCGCTACTAAGTCCGGACTAGCGCTAGTCCAAGCTATATCCTTACGGAGCTTTAACTTACGGTAGGCTCCCGCCTCGCTACCTATCATGCGAGCTTTTAGCGCGTCCGCGCCTATCGCGAGACGTTTAGCTATATCCTCATTAGTAAACCAAATACGGGAGGAGTTAGCTACGCGGATAGCGGGTATATCCATAAACTTAATCATAGGTATCAATATACCTTATTAGGGTCTTTATCTTTTGGGGAGAGATAAAGAGATAGGTCTATAGGGGGAGTAACGCTATGCGTAAAACCGGGGAATAATCTAGCAGCGCTGCTAGCTGCGTTAAGATGCGCCTCTAGGTTAAAGACTGAGACCCGCCTAATAAAGTATCCGGGGAGCGCCTCTAGCTCTTGCATATAAGCGCCTAAAACCTCCGGATCACCTTTAAATGAGGGGATACACTCAAAAGGTGTACTCTCCCAAGATATCTCCACGGTAGCGCGCTTACCCTTGTACCGTAATCTAATGCTAGTTTTCATGTGCTGTGTAACCTTTTAATATAGCGTAAGTCATTAAGAAATGATGCGGGTCTTTACTAACAAACCGGGTTATGTTCTCTACTTGCTTTTGAGGGTCAGAGTTAGCAAACATCTCCTGTACTCCCATCGTAACGAACTCTGACGAACCGGTAGCGTATATCTTACCGGTGTATTCCGCTATGTAATCGTCATCATAGGTACGCTCTTTACCGCTATACTTACTATGCTGTCCTCTGTTTATGCGTGTAAGATGCGATAGCGTTACAGCCTCATGTATAGCTAGTTGATAGTCTGCGTGATCCGCTTTACCGCTTACATCTGTAAACGCTGTATGAGCATTTCTCTCCGCTTTACTTTTATGTGTTATAATCTGTCCTCCTAGAGACCCGTGTTGCGTAGAGACTCCCTCTAAAGTATGCGCTAGCTCATGTACTCGCGTCTTTAGCCCATCAGATAGATGGCAATACGTCCTGCTCTCCGTACCGTGGGGTATGGCAAAAGCGCGCTCCTCTTTTGTAGACCTTAGCTGCGTAACATGAGACGCGCGCTCCGGATACGCGCGTAAGATAGTCTCCTCTACATGAGCTAACTGATATGCGGTTTCCTGTAAGCGCCTCTCCTCGCGCATTGTCGCTCCTGTAGCGTTTATCTTATGGTTAGGGTGTACATCTCCCTCTTTATACTTACTGCTACTATATAAGAAATCTTTACACGTACTCTCTATCTGCGCGGATATCTTACGCTCTAGCGCGATAGCTTCCGGTGTTCTCTCCGCGCGCCTCTCATAACTAGCTACAGAGCTATCATTAGGGTTAAGTTGTGTAAAAGCCTCCTGTAAAGACTGTTTAGTTTTCTGTATGTCTACTCCGGTACTGCGCTTAGTTTCATAGGCTATGTAATCAGCGAAATACTTACCGCTACGTTTCTTCATTTCAGCGTAGGTTAAATCGCCTCTATCCGCTTGATCATAGCCATAGTTATCAAAGGTAGAGCGGGTAATCATATCCTTATAGAGCTGCGCTTTGCGTAACATAATAGCGTTTAGCTGCTCCGGGTTTCTAAAAGGACTAACTATATCTTTATACGCCTCTACTGCTTTAAGTAGCTCTGCGTTATCCTCTGCTGCGCGCTGTAACGCATTATTATAAGTATCTACCGCGCGCTCTACTCCGTCTCTCTCTAATCTTTGTAGTCTCCGCAGATACATAACGTCCGGGTTACCTTCGGACTTAGCGGTAGTCTTATCCCAATCTTTTAAAGCACTTGCTACTAGACTAGAGTCTACTTGATGTTTAGATAATAACTCTTTAGCTATGCTTGGTAGCTCGACCTTTTCGCGCGGGTTACTTTCCGCAGCATCCCGCTTAATATCCTCTAGTAGCTTACGTTTATGCTCCGCAGCCTCCTTAGTACCCCCTAATCTCTCAAGCCTATCTATAATCCGCGCTAGCTGCTTCTGTGTAGTACCGCGCTCCGCAGCTAATCGGATATCCGCTAGTAGCTCTGCTTTAGCGGAGGCTATCTGCTCCTCTACTTTGTTAACCCTATTGAAAAGAGATAATAACCGGGTTTTGTGTACTGTTACGCTCTCCCCCTTACGGTATCCGTCATCATAGGTAAAAGTAACTTGATCTCCGCTAACACTATCTACATGTACGTGTAAGTCTGTTAACCGGAGCTTAGTACCCGGCTTTAGATGACTTTCATCTAATATGTTCTTACCTCCTACAGTATGCGTACTGTTATATATGTAGCGGTAGCGTACCCTCCCGGTTTTAGTAGTGCCTACCGGAATACGCTTTATATACTTATGTTTCTTAGCCTTAAATAATAGCTCGTATATACTAACTAGCATTATGATCTCTCCATAAGTCCGCGTCTGCTGTCCTGCGCGTCTTACCTCCGGTACAGAATGAGTAAACGCGCGCTCTAGCCCAAGCCTCTTGTGATGCTCCGGGTCTATGTCCTCCTGTAGCCCAAGCCTCCGCGCCTCTCTTGTAGACTTTATTTAAGATAGCGCGGGAGATACCGCTAACCTTAGCAGCAGCTCTAAGAAACTCATCCTTCCCCGGCTTAGTAACCTCATCTCTCACTTTAGCAGCAAAGCTAGACCGGGTATATTTAGACGGTTTAGTATCCGCGTCCTTATCTCCGGGGATAGGAGCATACTTAGCGCCTCTATCTTTACCTCTTATACGTCTCTGTATCTCTCGCTTTCGCTTCTCTCGCTCCTCCCCGGTAAGACCCTCTAGATACTTAGCGGGTACTTTCGGGTCTGCTTTCTCTATACAGCCTAGCATAGCCTCCCCGCCTACGCAGAGCGCGTTAATCCTGCGCGCGGGATCATCTATAAAACTTAGGTAACCTTGTACTAGCTGTAAGTCTACTTTATCCCAAGCTCCGCGCATAATGTAGAGAGCTTGTTTCTTAGCTTGCTGCTCTGCTCCCGGAGACCTGCGCGCAGCTTTAGCAGTACGCTTTATAGCAGTATGTTCTACAGGGGATATCCGTACCTCCGGTACGTGTGAGTCTATAGGGGGAGGAGGTACAGGAGGCGCGGGGAGTGTATCTGCTTCCTCTCGCTCCTCCGGGTCTAGTAGGTCTATCTGTACTACAGCTTTATCTAAGTCCTCTAGATACTCGTTAAGCTCCTCCTCTGTTAAAGGCTCCTCCTCTGCGGATATTGCATCCTGCGGAGGCTTTAGCGGAGACGCGCTGCTAGGCTCTGCCTCCTCTCCCTCCCCTGCGGGGATAAGGTCTCCCTCCTCAAAGTCTAGAGGGTCTTTCTTTACAGCTTTGAGCAGCTCCGTAAAAGAGGTTACGCTAGTCTCCTCCTCCTCCGGGTAATCATCTCCAAAGAGAGCTAGAGCTAGTAGCGTACCCTTTTCTACGCGCTCCTCTTGCTTAACGATACGTCTAGCCCAAGAGTAACCCGCGTCTCCTCCCCAAAGTAACCAAGAGATATAAGCTGCGCTAGTCTTGTCTTTATGGTGTTGTTTAAAAGCCTTATGACGGTTAAAGAAAGCTAGCATACGCTTAACAGTATCGTAAGTTACGCTCCCCTGTATAAGATTAGATGCGCGCTGTACTCCGCTACCTACTCCCGCGCTAGAGGCTTGTCTAGTATCAAGACCTCCTCTACTATGTTCTTTACGTAGCGCTAGTCCTCTCCTAGCTGCTGCGCGGACGCTTTGAGGTACGTTATAGCTTTTAGTCATACCTTAATCTCCTCTATATCCGCTGCTGTTATAGGTACTGCGTTATCCTCTGTAGATGTAGCGCTACTAGCCTGCGCGCTTTGCTTGTTCTGTACAAAAGTAGAGTCTAGGATAAGCTCCCCGGCTCCGTCCGGGAGCGGAGGTAGATCATAACTAGCGCGTACCTCATCTACAGTCATAAAGGACTTAACCTTAGAGGTATCAAGCTGTAACTGTTTCTCTACCGGAATAACATCTAGACCGGTAAAGACTAGCTCTATACTAGGGTCTATCTCGTTTATCACATACTTATTTAACCAAGACTCTACAGCGCGGAGCAGCGGACGTAACCCGCGCTCTTTACTAAGGATAACATCTGTACTCGCGTCTCTTTGGTTTAGTGTGGAGGTAACTCCTACTTGACCAAAGTTAAACCCTATCTCCTGCGGGTCTATTTGGAATAGCGCGGAGAGTTTCTTAAGGTTATAGTTAATCCACTCTTGAAACTCCATCTCTCGATTACTAGAGCCTAAGTTAAGAGCTTTTAAGTCTTCGTTACCGTCCGGGTCTAGCTGTATCAAGGGAGTTTTCTTAGCGTTATGGCTACCGGATAGCATAGCGTAAAACTCCCGCCTAAACGCGCGGAAAAGTTGCGGGTTCATCTTAGTTTTAACCGCTACGATACCGCTAACAGAGATACCATTAGTAAAGTTACTAGCGTTAAAGACCTCCGCATTAAGTAGCGCGGTTAGCGTAGGTATCGCCTCCTCTAGCTCCGGGTATCCGTATCCTTTATAGCGTATATCGCTACGCGGTCTCCGGATACCAAAGCAAAAGTCTCTAGCGTTCCATTGTGCAGCTACCTTATGTTTAACTACTTGGACGTAATGTACTCCGTCCGGGTCTCGTCTCCCGTCCTCCCGCTCTTTAGCGCTCATCTTAGATCTACGGATAGTAGCAGCGTCTACTATTTGAAACCCTGCGACACCTCCCGCGCGCGTCCGGACTACCTCAAAACACGCTTGGTCAAAAGTAAGCGAGTCTCTAACAAGCATCCTTAAGAAAGCCTCAAAAGTAGCCTCAAAGTCTAAGCGCGGGTCTCCGCAGGTTAGCATAAAGTCATAAACCTTATTTATTAACTCTCTCTGCGAGTCCGTAGGGGTAGCGGACTCGTCTTTAAGTTGTATCTTAAATCCGATATCCTCCCCGCCTCTAGAGGGTCTAGCAAACTCCGCTACTTGATTAACTCTAGTTTGTATAATCGCTGCTATAAAGTCTACGCGAGACATAGCGCGGAGCTGCTCATAGTCTAACCCTCTATTACTCTCCGCTTGACCCTCCGCGCTATCCATAATGTAAGCGTTAGCTACATCTATAGAAGAGACCTGTACAGCCTCCGGAGTAGGAGCTACGCTAGTAGGCGCGGGGAGAGCTTTAATAATCTCCTCCGTCTCCTCCTCTGCGGGTTTACGTCTAAAGATATCAAATATACTCATAAGTTAACCTCCGAAGCGGGAGCGGGTTATAGCTTTAACCGGGATATGTTTTAACTCTACCGTATCCGCTAAGACTTTAGTAAAGTCTCCGGTAGCGGAGACCTCATTAACTATTACTCCGTTATCACGTAAAAGATCTACTCCCGCTTTTAGGGTATAGCCTCCGTCTACGCATATCGCGCGGGTTATTCCCGCTTGCTTTATAGCTTTAGCGCAGAGTAAACAAGGCTCCCCGTTAATGATTATCCAAGCTCCTAAGACAGCTCTACCCAATCGAGCAGCATTAAATATAGCGTTCTGCTCCGCGTGTACGCATCCTATCTCTACACGCTCCCCGCTTGGGATGCCTAGCGCGGTACGTTCGCAGGTATGCTCCCCGCAAAGCTCAGAACCTCCCCTAAGTCCTCCGTTATATCCCTCCGATATAACCACATTAGACGCAGGGTCTATTATGAGCGCTCCGTATTGTCTACGTGGACAGGAGGAGAGGCGCGCTAGACTTAAACAAGTCTCTATACGCTGCGCTAAATGCTTAGGTTTCATAGCTCTACAGCCTCCATAGTAACCGGGTAAAGCTCCCGGAGTATATCCCGCATAGCAGAGGCTAACTCTCTAGTTTCATGCTGCGCGTGATTATCGAGCCTTAAGCGGAGGAAATGAATATAGTTATGTAGGCTACCTGTCATATAAAAGACTGTGTACATATTCTGCGGGAGTATCGCTCTAGCTTGCTCCCGCGCTACTCCGCAGTCTAGTAATACTTGGTACTCTTGGAAAGCGCGCGCGGTAGACCTGCGGTAGACCTCTAGTAGCTTATCTGCGTTATCTACGCTCTCATCTTTAGAGCATTGTAGATTAGTCTCCGCTTGTTTCCGGAGAGTCTGCGGTATGTGAAAGTCTATAGACTCGCTAGTATACCTGCGGGAGACCTCGTTAAAGCTAAATGTCCTATGTCTCATAACTTGAGCGCGGACGTAGAGCGGTACTTTAAGTCTAAAAGTTATAGCGGTATGTTCAAAAGGTGAGGTGTGACGCTCCCGGATAAGGAAACCTAATAAGCGGGTATCCCTCTCGTTTAGGTCTTGCTCCTCTGTATCATCATCTAAGAATGATACACGCGCAGCGTCTACCGCTCTCTTATCGCTACCCATATAATCAATAAGTGATAGCTCCCCTAAGCCGTCTCCGTATAGAGCCGCTATCATTGTTTATTAATCCATTCTGCTATAGAGTCTACCTTTTGCTCTAGACGGACTACAGTTAACCGGGTCTCCGTAAGCGTCTGCGCTAACTGCTCTAATACTTGGGAGTCTCGCTCTAGCTTTGCTACGCGCTCCTCTAGCTTACCTATAGCTTTACCGCTCTCGTATCTATCCTTAACATAGGTATAGATAAACGTAATGATAGCTACAGCGCTAACTAGCGTACTTAATGATATTGAGTCCATAAGAGACAACCTCCTAAAGAAATAACGGAGCCTATTAGCGCTCCCTGCGTAGTATTTATAAATGATGATGGACAGCTAGGACACTCCGGAGCAGCTGTACATAAGAGTAAGTCTCCGCGTACTTTTGAGAGCTGCGCTTTGAGTAAATCGCGCTCTACTATTAGTCCTGCGCGCTCTGCGCGTAGCTCCTCTAACTCTATCATAATCTTACGATAGGAGGAGACAGAATACCATACCCCCGGCTCTACTACGGAGCAGCCTTTAGGGAGGCGCTGCGGGTTACTGTACTCGTTTGGACATGGTACGGTAATCTCCTCCCCGGTAGTCTTTACCCATACTCCAAAGGGTACGAAGCAGCTAGCTAGAGTTAAGAGTAGTACCCGCATCACCACTCCTCATCTATAAAAGAGTCTACGTCCTGCGCTGCGCGCTTACCTGCGTCCGTCTTAGCCTCTTGGGTAGATTGCTCCGCGCGCGCTTGTATCTTAACGTCTCGCTCCGCGTCCTGTACCTGCTCTTTGATCTTTGCGCGCCTCTTATCTGCGGGAGGTGCTGCAAAGAATAAGAGAGCTAGCGCAGCTAGAGCCTTATAAGAGATAAGGATAGCTGCTAAGATCGCTGCTCCTGCTACTACGTAAATGATCTGCTGTTTATTAAGTCTAGGCATAGATTAAACCTCCATACCTAGACTATAGCAGACTTAGTTAAGCCGGTATACTGTAACCGCTTCTGTACCGCTACCTGCGTCTGTTACCCTTACTAGGAGACTAAACACCTTATCAGTTAAATAGCTAAACGTACCTACTAGCGTAACTCCGCTACCTGCGGTAAGCGTATATCCTGCGGAGGTATTACTAACGATAAGGTTAACCTTAAAGGTCATATCGTTAACCTGCGCGTCTGCGGGGAGAGCTGCTACTATATTAGCAGCAGTAGGGAGCGCGTCTGTACGGTCTACACCTCCGTTATTACGGTCTACAGCTCCTCCTAATAACTGAGATGCTGATAAAGTAGTATCCGCTCCGGTTACGCTAGAGAAAGCGAGACGCGAGAGGTTAGACTTACCCGCGTTAGCAATAAGCGCACCTCCGGAGACTATCCTACCATTAGCGCGGATATTCTTAGCGCGGAGGTCTGAATACTCAAAGTCTCCCGCGCTAGTGTCTACTGTAGACGTAGGTTTAGTACCCGTCTTAAATGCGATAACCTCAGAGGCGCTCTGATCATAGACAACACCTACAAAGTCTCCATCTGAATGTTTACTAAAGAAACCGTGATCTACTACAGAGGAGTTAATATACCCGATCTCTAAGAGTGAGTCTTGAAACTTCATAGTAGCAGAGTTAGCTAGCAGCGTACCGCTTACGGTTACTGTACCGGTAAGGTTAATAGCAGACCCTACGATATTAGCGCCTCCTCCCAAGACAGAGAGGGAGCCATTAGCTAGACTAAAGTTACCATTAGTTACCTCTAAGTCATCTGTAACCGTGAGATCTCCGGGAGCTGTAACCGCGCTAGGGAGGCTGATAACTACACCATTAGACCCGTCTGTAGTAGTAGAGACTTGGTTAGTAGTACCGTAGATATTTACGCTCTCTCCCAAGTTAACTACGTCCGCGCTACCGGAGGTAGCGTTAAGAGTAAGCGTCCGGGGGATAGCTGCTACCGCTGCGTCTAGCTTATCGTCTGCGTCCTTAAGAGAGCTAGCAGTAGCGATATAGGTAGCAGAGGTATTAGGGTTATAACTACCGCTAGTAGAGAGACCGGCTCCGGTCTGAGTAGTATCAAGCTCACTCTGTAACCCGGAGATATCACTATCGTTAGACGTTACCTGCGTCTGTACGTTATTAAGAGCTACATCTAACTTATCGTCTGCGTCTGCGAGAGAGCTAGCGGAGGCGATATAGTTAGCAGATGAGTTAGCAGAGTAGCTACCACTAGCAGAGAGACCGGCTCCGGTCTGAGTAGTGTTTAACTCGCTTTGGAGACCTGCGATATCACTATCGTTAGATGTGATGTTACTCTCTGCAGCAGTCAACCGGGTATCGAGTCCTGCGATATCACTATCGTTAGACGAGATGTTATCTGCGTTAGTCTTGACCTGCGCGTCTAGCTTATCGTCTGCGTCTGCGAGAGAGCTAGCAGAGGCGATATAGTTAGCAGAGCTATTAGCAGAATAGCTCCCGCTAGTAGAGAGACCTGCT